GTCTCCTTGCCTTTTAAATTTGACCGAATTATGTGGGGCACACCGCCGAAAATTATTTCGGAATCAACATTCCGTTCTCGTCAAAGGTATAAGGATTTGACTCCCTGACCTCTCTTCCTTTTCCATGCTCGCCCCTGTGTTCTTCGAAGTGACACTCCCTGCATAGACTCACAAGGTTGTCAGGATTCATTGTGATTGACACATCCCCTATGTTCTCCGGTGTCAAGTGTTTGATGTGATGCACTTCACTCGCAGGCTTACCGCAACGACACAGATACTTGTCTCGCTTCAAGATATATTCTCTTGTTTTTTCCCATTCCTTGGAATTATAAAAACTCTTTGCGAATGCTCTTGCCATATCAAACACCCTTATGAGCGAGAGCTACCGGCACTCTCGCTCGGAGAACTGCAAAAGAATAGAGCCAAGGTTTTCCTTGACTCTCACTCTCTGACACTTAAATAATATCATAAGTTTAATTCTCTTTTTTATCTTTTTTAATTTCGATCATATAAAACTTCTCGTCAGGATGTTCTTTGGAATATTGTTCGCATTCATTTTCATTTCCAACGAATACGATTCTGTCGGTCTTATCATCATACATTTGCCACATCATTTGTCTCCTTCCATTCTCTCCACATTTTCGTACTTCTCACACAAGAACAGAATATCACATAAATATTCTTGAACGGCACTATATGTCAAATAAGGAACACCCATATATCTGCACTCTTGGTTTATTTTATCGGCATATTTCTTTACCGCTTTTGACAACCCTTTTTCTTTAAGAAGTTTCATCATATCGGATTCATATTCTTCTTGGGTATATTCTTTAAGTGTCATTGTTTATTCTCCTTTTAGTTCGGATATATGTTCGTTGATAATGTCAACACAATCTCCGAGTGCGAGATTATATCTGTGATAAGTCTCGCCCCACTTGTCCAGAGCTTCAATCTCTCTCTTAATGCCTTCAAGTTTCTCAATGGCAAATTCTGCCAACTCTTTGTCTTTATTCATCAACAATTTCCACCTTTCCTCTTGATAGCCACATAACGGCTCTTTCTCTTCTCATTGTTAGCACTTCGCCTTCGGTCACATTCCTTCCGAGTTCCAAGTCTCCGAAGAACTCTAATGCTCTGACCTTCAAAAACGGCTTTTCTGTATTGTATGTATGCTTTGGCTTGGTATCTCCAAGAAGTGACTTCCATTGCTCCACGATCTCTCGATTACAATTATCATATCCCTTGACCTTTGGAATCTTGGTTGCGATCTCTTCAACATCAATCCCCTTCATGTCAAACGGCAGTATATATCCGTCTTTCTTGTCTCGGAATCCGAGTTCCTTCAAAACTTCAATCGGTGTTGTGAGCACCGGAGTTCCTTCTTCCAATGCTTCAACAATCGAATAGCAATAAGACTCCATGTCTGACAACTGCACGAGATAGTCTGCTCTCTTTATCCATTCACGCATTGTGTGGCTCGGAAGCATCCTGACAATGCCGTTCTTTTGCTCGATATTGCAATTTGTGAACACAAGCCATAGAATCTCAATGTCCTTGTCTTTGAATCGCTCTGCGAGTGTGTACATTCGTTCTATACCCTTTTCAAAACTAAACCTTGAAGCGGTTATCAGTATCAAAGGTCTTTTCATTGGCTCTCGGTATGTCAGGTTGTGAATTGTGATTCCTTTTTCCGTAAAGGTCTTTCGAGCCGTATCGGAAACATACACAAGTTTGTCATAGTCCGGTTGAATCTTCCAATCAAGCATCTTACAAGTGTGACACATTTGGATGATCTGCTTTGCAACGATCTGTTTTGGAATCTTGTCCGTGATTCGCATATTTATAAACGAATCGCAGAATATCGGTTGATTTCCGAGCTTATGAACTAAAACATACTTGGAGAACTTCTCAATCTGCTTCGGATATATCTTGGACTCATAAAGAACGATAATGTCATATAGTTTATACATTGTCGCTATAAAGTTATAAATCCAGGTCTCAACACCGCCGATCTCCTGCGTGTTGCCGATATAGATTGCCACCTGTGTGTGTATTCCTCTTGGAATCTGTCTGAATAGGCTTGTCCTCTCTCCCCTTAACTCGTTTCCGTAAACTATCGCCGGTTTCATAATGAGAGCATAGTCTTTAAGTTCTTCAAGATCGTTCTGCTCTGTCATCACAATGACTTCGGTGTCATCATACACGGCTTTCATTTCATCAATGAGATAAGTCATGTCCTTGGTAACTCTTGGGAAATAGTAAACGATTCGTTTCATTTCCACTTTGCCTTCACAGATTCTTTGAGTAAGTGAATCGTGCGGACTCGTTCTGTAAAAGTAAACAGGCTTTGAAATCCTTGTCACACTCTTCGGCTTGATCTGACGAATGAACTCGGCATCCTCTGCAACCTTCTTTTTTTCGTTGAAACGAATGTCTCCGATAAGTTCCCTTTTATAGACTCTGTTCCAAACGCATAAGTTCCAAGAAGGGAAGTCATCATTCTCTCCCAAGTGAACTTTGACATTCCAACCGCCGAAGCCTTCCCAGGATAGCCAAAGAACATCCGCACCCATATTGTCAAAGATCGTTTTGATGTAGTCGGTGCTCACGAGATCATCCGAGTCTATAAAGGCAACATATTCTCCTTTTACCAAGTCAAGACCTCTATTCCTTGCAGAAGAGACACCGCCGTTCTCCTGTCTTGTCACTTTAACCTTTGGAGTCGGTGCTAAATATGGAAATCTGCTTCCGTCATCAATAACAATGACTTCCACTTCGTCTGTGATCTGCGGAGCGAGTCTGTTCAATAACTCATCAATGTACGGCTCTGAATTGTAAACCGGAATTATTATTGATAGTTTAATGTGTGCCATTCTTACTCTCCCATTCTAACCGAGCCAAAAAGTCAGGATTTCTTCCGTTTTGGTAAATCGGTTTCTTATATAATTCTTCATTTCTTATATTCTTTATTTCTTTTATGTTGTTAGTTGTTTGTTGATTGTTTGTTAGTTGTTTGTTAGTTTGCTTGTTAGTTTGCTTGTTAGCATCCTCTTCGAAACCTTGATATTTTTCCCAATTTACAATGCTTACGATTGAAAATTTGTTTGTTGATTTGATTGTTATTTCGCCTGTTGATTTTAAGTGATTTATTGCAGTTCGTGCGGATTGTACTGAAATACCGCAGTTCTCGGAGAGTGACTTCCAACTCACAACCAAACTTCCTTTTGGTATCACATGACCTTCAAAGCGAGACTCTTCCCAATTTGCATTTATGAGCAGATGCAGGAAAACACTTTTCGTGTGTTCGTCTTTATACCATTCCCACTTTGAGATTGATCTGTGAAGTTTGATGAATCCCTGCTCTGTCATTCTTCCTCTTTCTCCAATGCTTTCATACAAATAGGACAATAGTTCATAAATATGTCAAAGTCCGTGAGAACTTTTCCGCACCTTTTGCACTTCACTTCCGGAGCAGGCTCTTTGGCGGTCACATCCTTTAAGACAACTCCGTTCTCAAACTCCTGTGCGACCTTCTCGGCTTCGCCCTGGGTTTCAAATCTTCCATAATACCAAAGTTCGCCGGACACAACCCTTGCAACTACAAACTTATATTTGCCTTCCGACACATTATTCACTTTGACTTCCATATCTTTACATTTCATCCTCGTCTTTCTCCTCTCGTATAATAAAAATCATTGTCGCTATGCTCACAATGAGAGCGGCAACCAAGCAGATCACTAAATCAATACTCATTCTCGCTCTCCCTTTTTGCTATACATAAGCACATCACGATCACACCGAGCAATGCTCCTGTGGTTAAACCTAAACCCAAACCCAATACAAACATCATTTCTTTGTCTCCTTTATGTATTCTATGAAGGCTTCGAGACATAGGCTCGTTAAAAAGCCTATAACGAAGAAACCTATGTCTCTGCCAAGTATCGTTATCAATGCACCGCCGTAGTTTGTCCAAGTGATCTCTTCGCAAAATGCGTTTAAGATTCTTCCAAACTCTCTCATAGATTATCCTCTCCAACCTGTGAAACGGTCTTAAATCTGTTTAAAAGACAATCCTGACACAATGTCTCGTTGTCCTCTGTGACATAAAGCTCATCCGGAGCATATTCATCCTCGCAATCGTCACAAAACCAATGTGTCACATGGCTATATGGACACGAATTACCCAAGCAGGGCAATCCACAACTTACACAATCATCCTGCACTTGCTTCATTCTGTTTCTCCTTTCAATGCCTTCGCTCCAAGTTCCAATGCTTCCTGCAAATCATCATCCGAGAAATTGCAAGGACAATTATCACAATCAAGATCGCATTTCTTCCTTGTGTGGCATTCTGCTATATTCATCATCACTTCTATTGCTTCTTCGTTAGACATTCCAATTCTCCTTCCGATATGTCCAATATAAATTTGAGTTTCTTCAAGGTCTCATGCCTTGGAGTTCTTCTACCAACTTCCCAATCAAAAACACTTTGATAAGACACATCAACCATTTTGCCGAGTTCTTCTCTTGTGATTCCCTTCGCTTTTCTCTTATCTCGAAGAAGTTTTGCGAAGTCTCTTGGCTTGATCTTGTTGTATAAGTACGGCTTTCCAACTCTTATATAGTCCGTTCCGACAATCGGTCGAAATCCACTCTCTTGTATCATCCTGGTGTATGCTCTTATGTCTGTGTCAGGAAAAGTCTTGATTATCATTCCTTCTTCTATCATTTCAACCCTGCTTCCTCGACAAGTTTGTCAAAAGGGCATTCTCCTTCGTGAGTCTGCATAAAGACACATTCTCCGTTCGCACCGGTGCCGCTATATTTGCAGAACTTGTCGCAAATCGTTTCCATTGTTTCTTCTATCGTGATTTGTAAATCGCTCATTTTGCTCATAAGGCTTCAATCCCCTTCCTGCGTAGCTTATAACACCAACTTAACGCATAACCCAGGTCATTTGATAAAGTCTCCATATCGTTTCCACCGACATAAAACCCAAAGAGAATCGTTCGTTCAGGGCACTCGCCCAAAGTGTTGATCTTTGCGGAAATCTCTCGGATGACATGAGCTTTTCTCAACTGTAACTCTTCGCATTCCTCTTTCAGTTCCGTAATGTCTCCGATTATCTTCTCAAACTTGTTCTCCGGCGAAGTGACAACCGAAATCTTATCGTATGAGATACCCTGCAAGCCTATACAAGTGTATAAGGCTTCTATCTGATACATTTTCTCTTTGATCTGTAAGTCTATTGTTCTGACTCGTGAGAGCCACCGAACACCCTTTATATATTCCATTCCGTCTCCCTTCTCTCAATTTCAACTTCTATTCTCGGATTGTCCTTGTCATATAAGACTCGGCTTCCGTCATGGCTCTGTATGATCGTGCAATTATCATCAACAAGCATTCCACCTTTGACAAGAACATCATCCAAGGCTTCCAATAGGTTTGTAAGATCAACCTTGCGTTTTGTTTTCATATAGAACAGAGCCTTCACATTCACAGGATAGTCAATGCCGATCTTCTCTATAAACCACAGAGCCGATTCTTCAAAGTCCTTGTATTGCTTGGAAGGAACAATAAACGGTCTGCCTGTGGTCTTGTTTATGCAGATTTGTTGGCTATTCTTTTTTGTTCTTGGCTCAATAGGAATTGTAAACTTCATGCTTTCAACTCCTTTCTCACGAAGGCTTCCCATTTATCAACGAACTTCCTGACTTCTTCGTCAGGCTTGGAATCGTGATCTCCGTAGCATTGAGAAACTCGCCTTGTTTTCAGGCTATATTCAACCGTCACAAAAGGCTTGATCGGATCGTCGGCGATCCTAACAAAAGCGATTATGCTCTGCCCTGTTACCACTTTATTGTCATAACCCATTTTGCCGACACAATGATGTAGTTTAGAGCCTTCCTTTTTGAGATCGTTCACACAATTTGGAATAACAACGCAGTATTTTCCTTTTTCAAATTCAAGGCATTTATATTCTTTGTTCTTCGCTTTGAACTTCTCATTCATAACCTTGGCTTTTGCTTTGTTATCCTTTGCCAACTTGCTTGCATACTCATTGGCTCGCAGATCGTGCATCCGGCGAAAGTCTTTTGGAAATAGATTCTTCGTATCGGAGAAATCGAGTCCGAGATAGTCGATCGCTTTGAGATAATCGTTATATATCCAGGTCGATATGCCATTGGATGTGCAATATCTGTAAATCTTTAACTTATCAACATTCTTTCCACGAATATATCTGTCAAAATCTCTCACCCATTGAACAGATCGAGCCTTTTCAGATATGATGCTCTGTGCCGTTTTGCAATCAACATGATTTTCATAGGCATAAACAAGAGCTTTGGGAGTGTAAAACTCGTCTTTATTCTGCCAAAGGAAGTGTGCAAAGCCTTTGTCCTTTTCGATCTTCTTCATAAGCATCTTCGAAGGCTTCATGTTTAACTTGCCAAAGAACTCCACTTTGGGATTTTGTTCGTAAGCTCGAAGATACTCAAAAAGGTTTCCATTCTGATAGCCACAATATTTGTATTTGCCTTCATAGAGCTTTTCGAGATTCAAGATCGGATAATGCACACCGACTTTATCCATATAACTCCACACTCCGAAATCTTCTTCGCTTATGTTGTAATAGTTGTAACCGTACCAATTAGCACTTCTCTTTCGTTCAGGCTTATAGACAACCTTCCAACCGGCACACCCTGTCAAATACATATCCCTTGCGATCAGATCTTCGAGATTCTCTCGGATGACTTCTCTTAATTGGAATCCGTAAGTCTTGGTTTCCCTGAATGCGTAAACTCGAATAAAAAGTTCGACACCGCAAACATCCAACCAACCGACATACCTTGTTGTCATTTCTGCCATTTTGTATGCGTAGGCATGAACTTCTTTCGGAGTGATCTCAACAACCGCTTTAAGATTCATCCGCACCACCCCACATATCAAAGATTGTCATTTGACCTGGGAGCATATCGCTCTGTTTCGGCTCTGCTGCCTTCTTCGGATTTCCATGGCGATCTCTGACAACCGGAGCCGGATCCTGTTTCTTCACTTCAACCTTTGCGATCGGTTTGGTTTCTTCTTCTCTGATCTGATCTTCTTCGAAGAAATGCACCGCCCACCCAAACACTTCAATGTCAGGGATGCAAGCACAATTTCCGTTCTTCTGTTTCTGTGCCTGCTTGGTAATATATGTCCAACATTGTCCGAGAGTCTTGTTGCCGGACTTGATCTTTTCTGCCAACACTTCACTCACATTGGCTTCAAGGTATTCAAGAACTATCTTTTGTGCGGATGTTTCCGCTTTTAAACCTAAATCCATGCTTTATCTCCTCATATTCTTATCCATTTGAACATCAATTCGAAGATCGTCTAAAAGCATCCTCTGTTTGTTGACTTCCTGCGTTAAGAACTCAACTTGTTTTTTCAGTTCGTAAATCTCGTTCGTTTGTCTCTCGACAACCTTTGTCAGTTCTTTTGCATCCATATTGTTCTCCTATAAGTAACTCTTCCCAAAGATTTCTCTCCATTCTTCTCTCGTATGCGTTTCCTCAAACTTCCTTTGTGCCATTTGTTTACAAGCAAGCATCTTTTCCGGCTTTGTGTGGACTCCTTCTGCTCCTGTGTGATGATTTAAGCAAAGGGGAAGTATAAGTCCGTATTCTTCACTTTTAGCCTTGTTTGCTCCGTTCATAATGTGATGTATTTGTGGATAAGGTCGACCGCATACATAACAATGGTCTAAATCTGTGGTAAACAAACTAAACTTCTTCATTCTTCTGTCTCTCTGCATACTTGGTCTTGCAGGCTTCCCAATTACTTACAAGATTTGTGAACTTCCGAACGGTCAATTCCTTAATATCTCCAACTGAATACAGTTCGCAGATATATGTGTCGGGAATGTTGTCCTCTTTCATCATTTTGGTAAGAGCCTTCTTCTGTTCTGCCGAGATCGGCTTCTCTGCTTCTTGGTTGACCGTTGCCGTTGCGACTTCATCATAAGAAGCCACATCCGCATCTATACCAAGTCCGCACATTCCCAAGGCTCTGCCGACCGCCGAAGTCTCGCAGTTCTCAATATAAGAAGTCTTATTGATGAATGATGAGCCTTCCTTCTCGTAAGCCATTCCTGTGCCGAGAACAAATCTCTCGCCGAGTTCGTCTTTATATCCGACCGTTGCTTTTATGATGCAAACTCCGTTCTCATTTGAGATCAGATCAGTGCAGATAAACCCTTCCGGATATAACTTTCTAAAAGCCTTTATTCTCTCGGAAACTGCCGCATACTGATTTCCCTTGATCTCCGTTGTCTGTATTTCCTTATTGACTTTATCTATGGCATTGTATGAAATCATTGATTTTCTCCTCTATAATCACTATTGTTCCTGCTATTAAACATCCCCATATAGGGAGCATTGATATAATTAAAAAACTGATGACTCTTGCGTTTATCATTTGGACTCCTTTCCCAAGGTTTCAGAATAGACATTCTTCCGTGATGAAATAAATTCGTTCAAGTCCTCTTCGGTCACTCGGAGTGACTTGATCTCAAAGGCTTTCAATTCGCCTGAATGTATGAGCTTGTACACCTCGTTACGATTTACTTTCAAAATGTCTGCGACTTCCGAAACCTTGTACAATCTATTCATCATGGCACTTCGTTCCGAAATGTCTGCGGAACTCCTCTTCTCGCTCTGATCTGAAATCCTGGACTCTCTCGTCTGCTTTCAGATCGTCTCTCTCGGCTTGTATCTTCTGTCTTGTTCTTCTTACTGTCTCAAAGCAGGGAAGTCCGAGAGCTTCCAAGCCTAAAAGAATTTCATTTATGGGTTTTTGGGAATTTCCTCTTCCGATTCGCTCGATTACTTCTAAATAAAGAAGTGCATCCGAAGATCGAGTGTCCGGATTTGATTCAAGTATTGATAAGACAAGTTTGTCCGTTCGTTTGAATTTCATTCTGATCTCCTTTCATTTGTGAAGGAGTTATGATATAATGTCTTTGTTTAAGAGACATTACAAAAACTCCTAATTTTTGGACTTCGGTGTTGCCGCACCGGAGTTTTTTTGTTAAATAAAATATTCATCCGCACTTATTCCGTACTTTTCGCAAATTGCTCGGATTTGTGGCAAAGTAAAGTCCTGTTTGCCGTTGACTTTGAGATTAACATTTGCAACATCAATTTTGAGAAGCTCTGCGATCTCACTCTGCTTAATGCCGTTCTCTGCCATATATCCTTTGAATTTCAGATTTGCCATATTGTCTCCTTTCTTATCTTTTCTTGTTTCGTTTTCGAAACTAACTTCATTATATATCTTTGTATAAAAAATGCAACAACATTTGCAAAAAAAATTATATTTGATATAATATTTTCGAAACTGAATCCGATATAATGCAAATAAGGAAGGAACTAAAAAATATGGAAAATACAGGATTTGGAAAAAGATTAAAGGAACTCCGTCAGGAAAGAGATATGACAATGGAAATGCTCATTACTGATGTAAATTCGAAATTTGGAACTAATATGAATCGCTCTCTTGTCTCTCGTTGGGAATCCGGAACGAGTGAGCCTTCATTGAATTATAGCCGTGTGATCTGCGAATATTTCAATGTTTCGCTCGATTACATGATCGGCTTGACCGAGAACAGAACTCCGGCAAGGCTCTTGGCTTATTCGAAGAAATTAAAGGAGATAACGGATGACAATTCGAAAAAGGAATAATTCTTGGGAATATCGCTTTGACATTGCCAAGATAGACGGAAAAAGAAAACAGATTTCAAAGTCAGGCTTTAAAACGAAGAAGGAATGTGAGAAAGAAGCTCTCAAAGCACTCGCATATTATCAGAACGGCGGTCTTGTTGTGAATTATGAGAATATTTCCTTCGCCGATCTGCTTGATCTATGGTATGAGACCAACTTGCCGACTTGGAAGATACAAACGGCGAAGAATTATAAAATCGTTATGGAAGCAAGAGTCAAGCCTGTGCTTGGAAGTTTCCGTGTGAAGTCGATCACACCGCTCTCATATCAGAATTTTATCAATAAGATATATGAAGAGAACTCTCCTGCGTATGCAAAACTTATCCGAGCGATCTCGACTTCTGCTCTGCGTTATGCCGTTTCGCCCCTTGGGATTCTTACTTCGTCTCCGTCTGAATACATAAAGACTCCATATTATAAACCCAAGCAAGGAGCAAAATGCGTTGACCTGGATGTGTTGCGGAAGGCATACAATGAAATTGAAGAGCCGTATTCGTTCGCTCTGCTTATTGCTCTGCACACAGGGATGCGTATTGGCGAAGTATTTGGCTTGTGTTGGCGAGATATTGACTTAAAGGGTAAAACTATCACAGTAAACAGAACTGTGGCATATAGCCAAGGAAAATGGCTTACATCCGCACCCAAAACGAAGAAGTCGCAAAGAGTTATTCCTTACGGCGAACAATTATCCCTGATCTTGGAGCAGATCAAGGCTTATCAATTAAAAAATAAGGTAAAATATGGAGAGTATTACATTAAAAATTATGTAATGGATGATGTGATAAACGAAACCGAAGGCATAGAAATGGATTTCCTTTTGACAAGACCTTGGGGAAGTTTTACAGATTATCACACAATGGAAAAGAAATGCAAGAAGTTTGGCTTTAAGTTCCATGAGATCAGACACCTTCACGCAACAAGTCTTATTGACTCCGGTATCAATGCCAAGATCGTGCAGGAACGGCTCGGACACTCAAATATAGCGATCACACTTCAAACTTACACGCACCCTTCCGAAGAAGCTCAAAGGGAAGCCGTTGAGATATTCGAAAAAAATGTGGGCGATATGAGGACAAATCAAAAAAAGGCGAAGTAAGAATCGCCTTTTTTCAATGGTTTCAAGGGGATTATATGAAAAACAATTAAGTTTAATTTGGTATGTATTTTATTGTATCTATTTGTATCTATCTGTAACCGCTTGCACCCTTATTTTGTAAGGCTTTCAGGGGTTTCAAATCTGAAACCCTTTGACCGTCTAAAATTGCCAAAAGTTCACATCAATGTGAAAAAAAGTGGTCGAGAGCAAAGAAAAAAGAGCCACTCAATGAGTGACTCAATTTTCTTGATGTATAGGGGAATATTATTTATATAAAGCACCCCAAGTCAACTGACCGACATATCCGTCAACTATCAATTTCTTGCCGTATATGTCCGTGTTGTCGCTTTGGAAGTTCTTTACTGCTATAAGACAACCATTTCCGAAGATTCCGTCAATGCCGTTCGGATTGTAGCCTTTTTTCACAAGCAGGGTTTGAAGTTCTTTGACATACTTTCCTGTGCTTCCCTTTTTCAACACAGGATATTTGGAATAATCAACCTTGATCGGCTCCGGATTTGATAAGGCTAAATACTTAACCCATTTATCCATTAAGCCGTGTTGACTCCATTTACCATTACGAGAGCCGCCTTTGTGGTTGTATCTCTCTCCCTTTGCATTCACATAAGAGTAAAGGATGCCACCGCCCCAAGAAGCCGTGCATTCAATGACATTGTATTCTTTGCCATTGATGACATTCGTTCCGATAAATGCTCCAATGTGCCCCTTCATATAGAGAAGTCTCGGCTCTCCTTCAACGAGCTTGGAGAAATCCGTTGATACATCCGAGCATTGTCCGATAAGTCTTGCTTCGGTGCAATCGCCGGTATTCGTCAAATTCCTCTGATAATACCCAGGTGTTTCATTATAAACATCATATCCGTTCAAGATCGCCTTGTATAAGTTCACACAATCGGCAGAAGTGCGACCGTCTGTATGCACATAGCAAAGGTTGTCAGGGAACTTATTTTTGTAATAGGTCTTACGGCTTGCAAGCACCTTCGCTCTTTTGATGAAATCATCACTTGTCATAATAACCATAATCACTTGCTCCCTATTTTGTTATATTGGAGAGTCGATATTCCTATCAACGCACCAAGAAAAGTGTCTATTGCAACAATAGTTCCTTCAACTTCTGCGAGATAAGGAAAACCCCAAATCTTTCCAAGAGTAAACCAAAGTGTTGCAACCGCCGGTAAGCAAATCATGCAAATCCATTTCAAAACATTGTAAACTTTGTCATTAAGAATCATACATCAATCTCCTTTCTTGTTTCTAAATTGAATAAGGTATCTCGTCTTTTATCCATTATTCCGTTTGCTCCGAGTGAGTGATAAGCCTGATATTGATTCTCCCAATCTTCAAGCTCGGACTCATAAACATATCCTCTCTGCTTATAGGTATAGTAATCTTTCAACAACTGACTCCGCATTTGAGCCTGTTGAGCAGACATCAAAATCTTAATCTGCCCCGAATACTTCCCCACCTTCTTAAACAATGCCGACAACATCACAAAAACTGTCGGAAAACCTAAAATTGCCATTATGTTGAGTATTATCATTGTTTTTTCCATTGTTCGCCTTCTTCTTTATCTTTTACCGCCTTGCTTTTCGGATAATGCTTCTTCTAATTTTTTAAAGGTTTCTTCTGCAATATTTAATAAATTTTCGTTTAACTCTTTTTCAATTTCTTTGATATTCTTCATTTGCAATTCTCCTTTTTACCCCATATTTCTTCTTTATCGCCCATTTTTTCCATTGTTTTCGCCTTTACTTTATTATGTATAAGTTCCAAAAACTGTGCCGACAATTCTCATTCCTTGTGCGAATGTCAAACTACCCCAACCACCGACATTTCCGCTTGTGTCATAAACTCTCGCAGGTCTCCAAAACTTGCCCATATTATCGACTATTTCGCAAGTTCCACCATATCCGTTTATATTAGAATCAATCGCACCGCTTGTATTGTAATAAACCATATTGCCTTTAAAAACAGGAGTAATAGTTTTGCCTGTGATAGTTTCAAATAAATCACGATTTATTCCGTAATATGCCGTGTCTGTACTGTCGGCAGTAACTATATCACAATTAAAGTCAATTCGTGCATTTCCATTATCAAGTGTAATTGTTGCCGAGCCTACACCTTGAATTGCCGAGCCTGAAGCACCATTTATAATTGTGCCATTGTATTGAATTATTGTTCTCGTTCCTACGGCTTCAATTCCATCTTCAATATGATTCATTCTTGTAGGATTCACATAAGATGTTGTGTCCCAAGTCTGCTTACTGTATGCCATTTGTTTCACTCTCCTTTTCTTTTTCGTATGCTTCGGCTTCGGCTTTCAGAACTTGATTCATGCTCTCCGTTGCCGTTGCAAGGACTCTGTCTAAAACCATTTTCTTGACGGTTATAGGCAGAGTCGACTTGTTCAACGTAGCGACTAACTCGTTTTCGAGTGTCACGATCTTTAAGTTATCTCCCATTGCAATTCTCCTTTTCTTTTATGCCATTATGAATGATTTTGAGCCACCGTTTGAATATGTCGGAGCGACATAATTCGACCACCCATAGGCAGAACTGAACACAGGCACATAGCCACTCAATTCGCTTGAATATCTCAATGTCGGCATACTTGACGGTGCATAAATCTGCGAGTTATACACTTTTGATAGATAACTACCGTTAAATGTTGTCAAGTTCGGCAATGATAAACTCTGCGTAATTGTCGCATTTTGAGCATAAAGCTTTGTGAATGAGGAAGTATCTGCCATTGAACAAGTTCCTCGCAGTTCTACACCGGTAATGACCGAGCCGCTTATATTTCCACCGACAATGTTACCGGTAACATATAAACCACTTGAATTGCACTTCAATACTTCGTTATTGTTTGAGAGCAATCGGAAGTTCGTTGTGTTCAGTTCCCAAGCAAAGCTCGAAGAACTACCACCACTCGAACTAACCTTTGCGGTTATCGCATTCGCATTCTGTGTTATTCGTGAAGAGAGATTTCCTTCGGCGGTTGTCGCTCTTGTGACTTCGGATGTGATGCTTGAAGCCGTTTGCGTGATTTGTGATTGTAAACTGTCCGTTGTGGTCTTTGTTGCGTATGTAGCCGCAACCGTTGTCTGTATCTGTGTGGCACTCTGCGTGATTCGTGAGTCCGTCTGGACTTTCGTGTAATATCCGTCTGAAAGAGTTAAGGACAATTCAGAGTATTCGATCGACAACTGCTCTGCGGTTGCTTCCAAGGTTGCGAGTCTTGAAAGTATCTGCGTATATTCAGAATCTGCAATCTCTTTCCAATACCAAACACCATTCTCCAAAACAAATCTATATGCAAGGTTTGTGTCATCCACATAGCAAAGGTCTGATCTGTGGTCTTTCCTGTTCTTCTCTGTGTATGTGAAGTGTGGATATTGGTCTCCGTCTGCTCCCATGTTCTCTGTGTAAATTGGAGCAGTTCGAATCGTATTATTACAAGGTATGCTCGTTGTAAAATCATAGTACGGATAATTGAGTAATGTCGGAGCACCGCTCTCTCTTTCGTAGTAAGCGACTTCTCCGTCTATCTGCTCTTGTAGGTCTTGGATTTGAATTTCCAAGCCTTCTGCGGTCTGCTCTATCTGTGTGGATAAGCCTGCCGCAACATCAACGATCGTTGACCGAGTGACTTCAATATCACGATAAAGTCTGTTTGCTTTACCCATTAAAGCAATTATTGAATTGTTGGAATAGGATGCACTCTGCGAATAATCGCTCAACCCTTTGGACTTGATTTGCTCTCTCTGCAAGTCCGTTGATCTATTCAGAATTATCGTCTGATATGTGTTGCCGAATCCGTCAGGAACTGTGATAAGGTCTCCAAGTTCATAAATAGGATTGAACATTTGCTCGGATTCCAAAGGTTGAAATGTGAAGCCTGACAACTCGTCATATATATCGTCTGCAATGTCCTGCAAATCTTCCACATTCAAGCCATAGAAGAACATATTGCCTTCAATGATGTATGCGTTTGAGCCGTAGCCGGAAACCGCTCCTATGTCCTCTTCATCCATTCGAACAATAACTTTGTCGATCTCGTCTGTCACATAATCGGCTTTTGTCATTGCAGATACTTCCGCAAGTGCGACCGTTCTATTGTTGTTTGTGATGTTCAGATATGTGAACTCTCCGTCATAGTCGATATGGCCAAAGCAGACATTCGCTTCACATAAAGGTCTTATAATGTCTCGACCGAGTATTCCCTGGTTGCCTTCTTCTCCACCGATCGTGCGGTCAACAACGAAGTCATCAAAAAGAAGTGTTGTGGTCTTTTGTGTGATGCCAAAGTGTGAAAAGAACGCATCACGAAAAGCCTTCATTGTCATAGGCAAAGTCAGAGCATCATACCAAGCCGTCACATCCGCATTGAATACTCTGTAAAGAGCATCATAAGCCACAACCTTCATTGTGTTGTTTCTTCCGTCAAGGTCTGCCGTGTAGACTTTTCCTGTGAAGATCTTTAATTCTGTGGTGTTTCCCTTCTGTGCATACACTTCTATTGCATTTAAGTGTATGTCCGTTGTGAAATTGTTTAAGGTCAGTTCTATGCCGGAGCTTATACATCCAACGAAGAACAAATTGTCTGTGTCGGAAATGGATTCCGTGAACTTAATCGAACCGATCTTTGAATCGTCAATCGACATTGACAAGCTCGGCAGATATACTCTTATTTTTGTGTATGATATACCGCTCCAAGCGGTTTGCGTTGCTTGATCGACTGTTCTCATTTACCATTCCTCTAATGTGATCTGTGTTTTTCCGTAGAATGCTCCGTCAGATTTGACCGTTTCGTGTTTCCAAGTAAACGGCTTCACTTCGAAACTTCCTTCAACATAATCGTTTGCGTTATCATCCCAATACTGAACTGTGACACTTCGGCTTGAAAGAAATGCCGTGAAGGTTGCGTGATCTGATGCGTTGTGTTCTCTTATGGAGAATGTGATCTTCGCTTTTTCGGTCGGATAATATGTATCATGTCCGATTCCGGTCAGGTCATCCCAACTCTTACTCACTCTCGGACTTTTTTCGAATGAGTAAGAGCCTTTTGCCATGTCGTGATTTGGGAATATAACATTGTTTATTTTGATTCTATATCCTGCGTAAGCCATTTCTTACTCCTTATAAAGCAGATAAACCGCCGTGTGTTCTCTTATAGACCGTGTTCTGATTCACGATCTCATCAAAGAGATTCTTCGTGTTAGGATTCAAAGTAACTTGTAAGCCAACTGTCTGCAATGCTTCAATGAATGCGTTTGTAATGTCCTCTTTTGTCAGATTCGTTGTGTTCTGCAAAGGCTCAACTGTCGCACCCTTTGGAAGTGTGAGAAGTTCTGCTCCTGCTTCGCCAACGATCGCCTGTCCTTCTTCTTCAACCACACCGCCTTTGGCAAGCATAGGAATGTTGATCTGTGGTATTGTGGCACCGGACACATCCAAGTCAACCCCAGGAATGATATTTGCGATCTTCTTCGCTCCGTTGATGATTGCATTTATCATGTCAATCCACGAATTGATTGTTGCCTGAACAAACGAAATAATCGAATTGAGAATGCCTTTTGCAATGCTCTTGATGCCTTCCCACGCAAGAGTCCAATTTCCTGTGAACACACCGCTCAAAAAGGTTGTTATGCCATTGAATATTGATAAGAACTGTTCGAAGAACGGTTTTAAGTTTTTAAGTATTGAAGCGATCGTCTGACCGACAACCATTTCAACTTCTTCAATGACAAATATCAATGCAGGCATTACCGCCGTGATGAGATTCGTTGCGAACTCTATGACACCTGGTAAGATCGTCACGAGCAAATCAACCAAAGGCACGAGCAAAGTCATCAACAAACTTGTCAACGGCTCGATCAAAGGTATAACTGATTGAATCAAAGGCAATAATTGATTTATGATCTCAACCGCAAGTGGAAGAATCGTCTCAATTATCTGCATAGCAACCGGAAGCAAGGCTTCGAGTATGGAGAACAACACAGGAAGTATCGCTCCCACCAAGTCTGCAATGACCGGAGTTATCTGTGCCATAAAGCCTTGAATCTGTGGCATAAATGATAATATTTGTTGAATAATATCTATCAGAATAGGGAAAAGAGCCGTTCCGAGACTATTTCCGAGAGCCGAAACACTCTGTTTAAGGTCGGACATTAAATCTCCGAACTCGACACCGCTTTTTACCGCATCCCCACTCATCACGAGTCCGAGATCATTTGCCCTTTGGATGAGTCCGTCAAAGTCCTCTCCGCTCTGCTCAATTAAAGGCGAGAGATTATAAGCGACCTTTTCGCCGAATAACTCTGCCGCCATTGCCGACCGCTCTTCCGCAGTTCCAAGAGACATTATCTGATTTATTGCATCATTGAAGTTTAAGTCAGTTCCTTCGAGCTTCTTCGCCGCCTGTTCCATTGTGGACATTTCTACACCACATTGTCCGGCGGCATAAGCCAACTCCTGATATGACTCGGCACTTATACCCATTCGAATAGATGCCTTGTCGATCTCGTCTGCCGTAGATGCAACATTGTTGGCTAAACCCAAAGCCGCACCGCCGACCGCAAGCATTGCACCGCCGGCGATCGTTGCGAACTGTCCGACACCTTTTCCGACTTTTCCTATGGTCTCGCCAAAGGAAGAAGCCTTATCGTCTGTTTTCTGTAAAGATTGATTTGCTTTGTCGGTATCAATGAAGATACTTCCGACAAGTTTGAACAATTCAACTGCCATTTTGTTTCCTCTGTATTTCTTCGGCTTCCTTGATGATCTCGTCTGCCGGTCTCAAATCAATGTTCGCTCCTGTGAAGTCATCATAGAACTTCTCGAAGCTCATATACTTGTCTGCTCTTATGAGCAAAGGCAACATTGATAAATATTGAAGGTAAATCTTATCTTTCTTCTCGTTTGTGATAGCCAAACACAAAAACTCGGCGAACTCATCCAATTTCATATCTTTGATGAAATCCAATGAGTGATACCGCCGGAGCAGGAGTTCCTTGATCTCTATTTCTGTAACTTGGCTACCAATGAGAAAAAATCTCGCCACCGTTCAAGTGAAGCGACCTTTGTGACGGTTTCAAGGAATTCGATCGCATCCATTTTCTTGATCTCTTCTTCTTTCATTTCAAAGATCGGAGCAAAGAATGAATAAACTTCTTTTTCCGTTTTAGGTTCGGCGGCTTTCTCTAAAACCATTAAAATAATGTCATAGCCGAGCGATTCTGCGTTTATATCCGCAATGCTCTTTATTTCAAGAGCCTTGGCTTTCAATTCGTCTTTAATACCTGACTTCTCGATAAGACGAACAAAAGCGAATAAGTCTGATGTTTGCAATTCTCTCATTTTTCGTTCTCCTTTAAAAACAAAAGGGGAAGCCGAAACTTCCCCTTAAATTACTATGCCGAAACTTCGATCGAAGTATAAAGGTCTGAAAGTCTTGTCAACATTGTCAAAACATTCATTGTGAGCTTTGCTCTGGATGACTCCATTACAACTCTGTCCTTTACTGCTCCTCTGTCTCCGTCTGCGTTGATTTCACGATATTCTCTCTCAACATTGAAAGAGCCACCACCACGAGTTAAAGCAATAGCGGTTGTTCCAATATAGAACACTCCTGCTCCGAGAAGAATCTCACTTGCTCCACTTGCTACGGTATCGCCAAGAGTGATACTCCAAGGCTCTGCCGTAGAAGCGGAAGCCGCATCTGTGTTGTCATAGCAGGCTTCGAATGTAACCGAAGGAACTGTGTCATCCTTTTCGGCGAATGTCCATTCAATATTACCCATATTGATTGCATTCGTAAGCTCGATTGTGACTTCCTTGCCGCCCTTTGTCTTGCCAACCCATTTGACCGTTTTGAAATCTGCGGAGATAACTTCGCCATTGCCAAGATATGTTGTACTTGCCATTTTGTTTCTCCTTATCTTACATAATTTTGAATCTGAAATCGTATAAGCCTGTGTTTGATGCTCTTGTCCTGATCGAGAATTGATTTTCGGTCTATTTTGAAGAATGTCGGCAGAATGAGTGTCTGTGGAAGATTTTGCAACTGCAATAAATCTTCTATTTTGTCAGACAACTCATCAATAGCCGTTGTCGAAGTTCCCTTATCCCATACATCCACTTCAAGCACATAGTCCTGTCGACTTAAATCTCCAAGATCTATCTCTCTGAATGTGAATACCGCATGCGGATATAAAGCATTGTCTGCGGCTTGCTCAAAGTACACATTTGTTGTCAGGGTTTTCAACTTGGTTTGTACTAACTTCTTTAAATCGTTAGTTCTTGTGATTTCATTCGCCATTGTCTGAATAATCTCCTTCGTTACACAATGCCTGTGCCGCCGAATCGCTCTCGTTCAAAGCACTCAAATATTGTGATTCTATCTCCACTATTTGTTGAATGTTGTCCTCTACCATTCCGGAGAGAAGTCCGAGCTTGGGAGTCTTGCTTGTTCCAAACTCTTGGAAGTAAGCATAGAATCCGTCTTGCTTGCCGGACATAAGACCGACCTGGACTCTCGGATAAATTGTTGTCTTTGAAGCGATTACATGATAACTGACCGCTTTTCCTGCGTTTCCGGTGTGCTTATTGAAATATTGATAATAAACACCCTTCCACTTTGAACGGATAAACTTACCGACATCACGCAAAGCCGCTCTCGACAATTCGTGTATATAGTATTGACAAGCATCAACATTGGAAGTGTATGTCACTCCATTCTTGTTGATCTTTGTAACCGATTTCGGAGCACTCATTCAATACCTCGCTTACAAACGATTTCAAGGTTTAATTTGTTGCGATATGTTCGAAGAACTGTGTAAATCTCTTCCGTACCACCAAAAGGAGTGTACTTCAAGCACTTCTCATCCTGATAGTCGGCAAAATCTGCAATCAAAAACTTGATTTCAGGTTTTAAGCCTACGGCTTCGGCTTGGTAAAACTCACTCTGACCGATAGACTTCACTTCTGCGAACACATTTCTCTCTGTGAATGATTGAACTGTGTCTCCATATTCATTTACTGTGTTAGTTTCTTTCATTAACTTGATAACTGAATCAAACATTGTCGCTCTCCGTAAATGTGGATTTTCTCAAACAATCACATTGATATTTGAAGGACTCGTTGTATCTGTCTGCATCCTTCACATCACTCGCATAATATGCAAGTGCATAGGTTTTTATTGCCGTTTCGATTATCTCCGAATCTCCTTCTGCCAGGTCGGAGTCCACTCCGGCTCTGACAAGTTCCTGTCGAGCCGAAGTGATTACATCCTCGATTTCTGAATTAAGAAGATCGTGAGATATTCGAAGGGCAAGTTTGACTTTCGTGAAGATCGCCGAAGGAGTCGGAGTCGGATCCGGTGTCGGTGTAGGCTCGTCATTCACAATCGGCTCTTCATTGAGAATTTCGTCTGTCATTGCTTGCCCCTTTCTTTATTTTTTCTTTGTGGTTGTTGCCTTTTTGGAAGTGGCAACCTTCTTCTCTGCTTTTGCTACCGTAACCGCCTTCTCTGTGAGCTTTACGAAGCCTTTTTCTGCGAGTTCCTTTGCTCGGTCATCCGCATACTCGACTTTTGCTCCTTCATTAAAGGATAGTCCGGTATTTTTATCTGTGTAGCTCTGTAAGACGATTACTTTCATAAGCACTCTCCTTATTAGCCAACTGCGGGAGCAGTAATGTTTACGAATGCACCGCAAGCGATAGGCTCAACTGCGATATATTCTCTGCCAAGGATGTTTACAAGATCGGACTTCATATCTGTCTTGTCATCAACCTTGATCTCAACACCGTCTCCGTTGGGGAAGTTAGCTAATGCACCGAAGCCGAAATCGCCAACGATTGCATATACTGCGTTCTCGTTTGCATCTGTAAGTGCAGGAAGTGCGGATGTGAAGTAAACAGGGAGACCTTCAAAAGGATCGATTGAATATCCTGCACCATACTGTGCGGCTTTGAAGGATGCCCATGTTGCCTTGTTCATAACGATAACAGGGTTTGTTGCTTCGTCAGATAACTGACCGAGAGCCTTTGCGATAGTTCCAACTGCGGCACCGGCTTTTACCTTCTTTGCATAAGGAGCAGAAGTGGAAGCGGTTGTGTCGAGTGCGGCGATCTTGCCGATAAGAACTGACTCTGCCTTCTTTGCGATCTTGTATGTGAGTTCATCATAGATATAGTCAAGGAATGCCTGACCTCTCATGTCGAGAACTTCGTCAGATACTGCAACCCATTTCTTGATTGATTCAGGAACGAGTGTAACGATACCAAGGGAAAGAGTCTCTTCTGAAACTGCTCCACTTCCTTCGTTGTGGATAACTGCATCACTACCGCTAATCTCGAACTGAACTTTCATGTTGCCTGCAACTTCGAGCTTTCTAACGAGAGCCATGATGTCTGACTTCTCCCAAGCGGTCTTTACAATGTCATAAACCGAATCGGGAACTGCAACTGTGCCTGATGCACCAACATTAGTTGTAAGAAGGCTTCTGATCTCTTCTGTCTTGCCTGTCTTGATGTACTCTGCGAATGCGTCAACATACTCTTTTGAATTTCTGTACTCTTCAATCTTTACCATTTTGTTTTCCTCTTTTCTTTCTTCGACAACTTCTGCCTTTGCTCCGTTGTCAATTTCCTGTGCCATAGCCTTACGAGACTCTAATGATTCAAGTTCGGCTTTTCTCTCTGCAAGAAGTGCTCTCTCTTCGGTTGCCTTTGCAATCTCTTCTGTGCTTTCAGAAGTCTCAACCATAGAATCGAGTTCGGACATTCTTGCTTCAACTTCTTCGAGCTTCATGTCTTTAATTTCCATGATGTTTCTCCTTTTCATAGTTGTATTTTGCCCTTGCCAAAAGAATCTCCTGCTCTCGTGCAAGTCTCTCCGCTTTCTCCTGTTCGATAAATCCGTCAAACCGAGATCGAGTCGCAACTGAAATGTCTGTGGTAGGGTTAGCCGGAAAACTTACCGCCGACACATCAAAGATCTTCTTGATATGTCTTATAGTGCGTAAGTGCTCCGTTGTGTTATATTCATCATCATCCACGATAAATGCGAAGGACATTTGCGAGTACATACCCGTAGAAATCTCTTCGAACATTTCCCTGGATGCGGATGTTTTTGACAAGTCTGTTTTCGTAAGAAGTCCGTTCTCATCAACTTCGAGTGTGAGTGTGTTGTTCTTCGTTCTTGCGAACACAGTTCCTTCGTGATCTTTAAGGAAGATAACATCCGACATATCACAATCCTCGAATGCTTCCGGCAAGATTCTTTCTTTGTATTCGATTCCTTCATCCTCAAACAAAACATAGGTCTCGAATGTGGATGCGTAACCTTCAACCAAAAAAGAAGGCTCGTTTTCGCCTTCCTTTCGAACTTCCACCATAGGGAAGTTTCTATATTCTCTGTTCTCTCTTATCATTATTCTTCTCCTTCCTCTCCTTCTTCGTTCTTCGGTCTACCCACAGGATTTGCACTCGGCTCGTCTGTGGTGTCTCCTGTCTTTCCGGTGTCGAGTCTTAAAATGAACTCGTCTCCACCTTCATAAGGACTCATATTGAATAATTCTCTAAACTCGTTGGGAGTCATCAGACCTCTATCAACAAGCGAAACCATTGAGATTTTGGTTTTCGCACTTGCGTACTGTAAACGATTTGACTCAAACCACACTTCTGCTCCGAAACTCAACTCTCTTTCGGAGAAGATCTTGCGTGTGAGTTCCAAGGATAAGGCAACCAAAAACGGCTCGATTCGTGATTCATAAAAAGCATCATATTCCGACTCGGTGTACTTGGACATTATGATCTTTTCATTGACACCAAAGTATTTGTAAACCTTTTCTCTATATTCCTTGGCTTCTTCTGCCGTTGCCGTTGTCGGCTTCATTTGAATAGGAATAAACTCCTGTGTGGAGTCAAGGGATGCAATACCGCTTCCGTTTTCGAGACTCATATAGTCCTGAACGAATGTGTCTTTCTGCTTCTTCACATCTTCCGGAGCGAGCATTGCTTTTGTGCTCTTCAAGATTCCTCGAAGGTTTGCCGTGCTCTTTACTGCGTTTGCCGCTCCTGCATCCAATGTGTTGATTACATCCAAAGTCGAGAGCAAAGGAAGGTTTGTTTCTCCGAATATGTCGGAGTCTAAATAGTCATTACGGATGACCGCCAAATCTTCCCAAGGAATTGTGATCTTCTTCGCCGCTCTTCCATTGAAATGAAACTGAATGAATAAGCCGTTCTTGTATTCCATTGCTTCTGCGGTCTCATAAGGCACAGGATAAAAGCCAATGACATGATTGAGATTATCTCTCTCGATATAAAGAAAAGCCGTGTTCTTAATTTCAAGGATGTTTCGCAACTTGGCAAGCATATCCTTTCCGTTCATATACTGATTTGGTTTTAATGCAAGAAGTCTCTCGATCTTCTTGTCTGTGCACCTCGGATTTGCTTTGCTCGTATGCTCTGACAATGCCCTGACACAAGCTCGAACATCATCCGAAGCATAAATGTTGTTGCCGAACTTACTGAAATACGAGCGATAAGAATTTAATTCCTTAAACCTCGTATAAGTGTAAGTTTGGTCTTTCTTGATCGGCTTGAATAAATCAAGAATGCTCCTTCGTTCTTTCATTTCTTCTCCTTTATCTTACATAAGGCAAATATTCTTCTCTGTGCTTTGTATAACCTACATAAGCATTGAGAAGTGACACCATTCCGTCAATTCTGCGGTCTTTGTGCATCTTCACAGGCATAATGCTTTCGATTCCGTCTTTGTTCAAAGACTTCACTCCGGTATTTGCCAAGCACCAACGCAGAATCGGATTGTTGTTGTAATTGATTTTATGGTCTTGAAGTGCACACCCTAACTCTTTCATAGGTTGACTCCAAGTAAATGCACCCTGTGCAGTTTTCTCCATTTCGAAACCTTGTTCAAGCATTTCCTCTTGCCAATACCCTGCCAAGGCTCGGTCATAACATATCCATAAAGGGCGAATGTCGAATTTTCGCACCATATCGACAAACCATTGTGTCACTTTGGAATAGTCGACTTGTGCACCTTCGTTTATCTCTATCCACCCTTGCTCTTGCCATAGTTTGTATGGAACTTGTTTTGTGTCTGCTCCGAGAGCTTCGTCAATCTTCTTCTGTGGTATGAAATACTTTTGAAGAACAAATATCTCGTCTCTGTTCGGTTTTCTAACGAGCAATGTCGCACAGGTCAAATCGTAAACGGATGACAAGTCACAACCGCCAATCGCATAACTGTGTGCGATCTCATCCATACTATATGTGGACTCGTTGACGATCCATTCAAACGGAAGCCAAGCCGAAGAGCCACTCTGTGGAATGTTAAAGTCCTTCACAAGAACTGTCGGCTTGAATGAAGCATCATCCTTCGCCTTTTGCACCATTTCACGGAGATAGACTCTCGATTTGATCGTGTCGAGACCTGGGTTTGCTTTCAACCATTTGTTTTCGTCTGTCCACTCGTCAACATTGTCAAGCTCGTAGATAAACGGAAGGAATCTTTTATTTCGAACTGTGCCATTGAGCACATTCGTTGCATACTCATATTGAGCATCAAAGATTCCTTCTCGTATATATCCGTTTGTAGTTATACAAAAAAGCAACGGTTGCTTTCGTGCTCCCATTGCTTGTTTAATCAGATCATATAAGTCTCGGTCTTTAATGGCGGCGAGTTCATCAATGACCGCACAATGAATGTCCAAACCGTCAAGAGTGTTCGTGTTGGATGCCAAAGCCTTTATACTTCCGAAGTTCTCCGAGAAGTAAAGATCGCTTTGCCTTTTTCGGATGCACCTTGAAAGAGTCGCATCCTGCTTAACCATTTTATCTGCCGCATTGAATCCGAGCATTGCCTGATCTCGTGCGGTTGCAACATTATAAATCTGCGGAGAGCCTTCCTTGTCATTCACAAGAACATCAATCTCTACCGCCGCCGTTTCGGTCGACTTGCCGTTCTTTCGCCCTTCGATTATAAGGCATTCATTGTATTGTCTTAAATTATTATCATCAACAAAACCGAACAATGCTTGGAGTCTTGCCTTTTGAAATAATTGTAACTTCAACGGCTCTCCAATATTACCGCTCGGAACTTTGCAAAATGTCTCGATAAACTGTGTGTGTCGCTTGGCTATACTTGCATCAAAGTGAAACTCATCCGGTGCCAGGTATCGCTCTATCAGAATTTCACTTATTCTCCGCATTTTGTCACAAGCAACAATTTTTCCGTCAAGAATCTTGCCGAAGTATTCTTCGAACTCGATCAATGCGTGTTTACCCAATCCAAAAGGTTAGAAGATGCGGAGTTCTTGCTTTCCTTGGGGATAAGGTCTGTCAGATAACGAATAACTACACCGTATTGCTTTTGTAACTGCAAATAACTCGTCATTGCCGCCGTTTGCTTACTTCCGTATTGATAATTCTCGGAAACTCCTTCTTTTTTGATCGTTTCTCGTAATTGTGCGAGCTGATCTTGCATAAAGAGAGCATCTTCGATCATTCCGGAAGCGACTTTGAGCGAATCTTCCGACAAAAGTGGAATAATGTCTTTAAGTTCGTAGTTCTTTTTGAATTTTGCCATATCTTTTGTGTTCTCCCTAAAAATATCAACAAATAGTGCTAAAAAAGTGGGTTAAATGTTCGTCACTCGGAAAAAGGAAAGTCCGCCCCCTC